AAACGCGGAAAAATACCTCGAGCAGTATTTCCCTTTCTTAAATTAGACGAGCTCACTCCGTCTAAGAAGTTCAGGTCTAGGATAGTTTGGAACACCCCTGATCAAAGTAAAGGTATATTTATATATTTTAACGCTGCCCTTATTTATGCCTCTCAAAAAGCTTTTCCATGGTTTATGATTGGATTGAATATGGACGAGACCGAAGCTAATATTCAAGAGATCGCTGATGACGGTGTCTCGTATTATGTCTCGGGAGACAACGGTGCTTATGACGCCCATCAGATTGGCGGACGTATGAATACAGTTGACCGTTTTGTTGTTAGCCGTCTTAAAGAACATTTCTGGGTTATTAAATGGCCTTATTATTTGTGTGAAATGGCCTTAGAAGATATGCTTAACAACACAATAAACGCTGTCTTGTATTATCCAGGAACCAAATGTGTTTGGGCCAAATTTAAGATCGTTGAAACCACTAGAAGTGGTAGATTCCATGAAACTACAGCCCTAAACACAATTCGAGGTGCTATAGATCAACATATAGCCTCTGGTTACACGAAACTTTTGTCTAGACCAATAGGGGATTCCTCCAATGCTTGTGAAAAGGGGTTAAATAAAATTCGCCAAGTTGGAGATGATTTTATGGTGGCGGTAGCTCCTACCCAGTATATAACTTACCGCTACTTTTCACCTTGTGAACCCCAGATGAAAGTTTATTTCGGTAATGGACAAATTCTTAAGGACCTAAAAATATCTCAAGACTCGTTCTCCTTTTTGTCCAAAAATGTCCTGGTAACTCCATCAGGAGTAGTGATTGATAGAGATTTCTACCGAACTAGAATAATGGCTAATATCTATCAAGAAAATTTTTCTGAACTGCAAACTAAATATGCTTTTGAAGATTTATTTGATATCCCCATTAAGCCTAAGAAAAAACTCACACCGGAGGAACACGCCACTCTCGTCAACCTCTCACTTCATCAGTCAGTTGGTTATTCCATTATGGGGAAAAATTTGCTTGCTTACAGATCTAAACGAACAGGTCACTTTAAAGTTAATAGTAAGATCCTAGGGAAATTGAAGAGTTACGAGTACGCCATGAAATATCACGTCCATCAGAACCAAGCTGCCCTTCAGATATATGATATGTTCAAGACGGAAACTAGACTCGGTCTCGAGAAGCGCTTTGATGTCTATGCGTTACGTTTGATGCAAGATTTAAAGGTGGCCGGCACCTATGATGAGCGCGAGATGACGGACGCAAATCCCAATTCTCAATCCGGCAATTCTAATCGCCAAAATAATAAAGGTACTCGATACCCTAAAGTGACTTTTTCGCAAGTAAAAGAATTACAAGACCAACTTCAAGAACTCAAATCCCAGTTTGATTTATCAACTCCTCAGAAAGCTATAGTGGAATTTGAGAAGAAAAAAGATTTCTCACGACATGTACGTCAGTTAGACTCTATGGTCAAAGGGCGAGGAAAATTACCCATATTAGAACGTTTAGTCGGGGAAAAATTTATGCCATCAGTCATGAAGCATTATAAATTTCTCCCTTCTCGGGAGAAAATGCTTTATTTGGAAGCAGTGCTGGCAGATGACTTTGGAATGGTGGCTGGTGCTGGCCTTAGTCTTATCAAAGATCTCGTTGCAGAACACGGACCCAAAATTGCCCATTGGGCAGTCGACAAACTCCGAGATCGTTTCGTTGGTAAGAAGGTTGATGATTCAAGGGCACTAGTCCCTTACACAGGCCCACCACAAGGTTACAATTCAAACTCTTACAGTTCGATGGCTATAAATTCCCAATCTCTTGGTATGGGCTCAGCTCCCGCACTGTCAGCATCGAATCAAGGAGTTCAGAGAGTCACTAAACAACTCCCTATTCCCACACCTGATATAGACTGTGATTATTTAGCGGCTGTAGTCTGTCCATCTGAATTTAGTTCTGTTCAAGTATTTAACACACCGACATGGGAGCGCATAAATACAGTCAAGAACACTACTTTATATTCATTGACATCAGACGACAATGGCAATTTAGGAGTCTACATTATCTGGGAAGAGATTCATAGATCGGGGGTTAGTGCTAGTAGACCTAATCATATCACCATATATGGAACCTCTACAGCGGCAGGGAAAGGAGTTTTCAATCCCCAATCTGGAACTCAAGCTGTGGGGCCTTTTGATACTATTAGTTCTCCAGTTGGACCGTTTTTAAGCTCTAATGGTGAAGGATCCAGAATCACTCAAGGCGAAGTTTCTTTTATAAACACTCAACCTCCACTGACATCGAAAGGTTTTGTAGAATGTGCCACCTTTGCTAACTCCCCCAACAATAGTTTCAACGAGACAACTACTAACTTCGGCTGGGGTATTGCTCGGTCGGAATTAGCCTGCAATCCTACCTATCAATGTCTTTCACTATCCAACACAACAGCTAAAGATATCCGCACTATTTGCTTGCCAGCTTTTAATGGAGATAGGTTGCGTTTGATGACTTCCTTCCAAAGACAAAACGCCTTAGCTTCCTCGATCGACTATGTTAGTTACTTTTGTTTTATGGGTCTTCCTCCCAATTTTCAATTTGGCAACTTGAAAGTCTCGATCAATGGTGACTTCTCTCCGAATGCTAATTATAGGGCTTCAGTAGCCTCCTTATCTCCTTCATATAGCCCAAAGACTCTGACTACTATGGCCACTCTCTTCGCTAAATACCCCTCAATAGCCACTGCAAGTTTGGATGAGTCTCAACATCTTGCTGAAAGATTGAAATCCGAATGCAAAGCTGGGAAAAATGCTGAGGATATTGTTAGTTCCCATTCTTTTAAAGGGCCCTTGAAAGCGGCCTTAAAAGATTTGTCAACAGGCCCAGATGACTTTTCCTTTTCTTTAATGGATGAAGTCCAATGAACCCCCTTTGAACCTTGGTCTATGGACCCTCTATCTTGAGGAAGTAGCTTATGGCATTAAGTCGCTTTATAGTTCAAGACTTTATCATATACTTCTTATCAAAAATTCAAAATATAAATAAATAAACTTTTTAGTTCTGATATATTAAGCCTTCTTGGCTTTAGAAGCATCTAGCTTCTTAAATCGTACTTATAAATTG